TTTACAACTCACTATAAAAATATTCATAATTACCAGAATACAATTCGTTAAAAAATTAACGAAATTCACAATTACTATAGTTAGCACATGCAACTATATCTTAACACAAATTCAACATATTTAATATTAATCATTTACAATTTATATCTTACACAGACATAATGTTATGCTATACTATAATCACAACGAAAGGAGATTGAAGAATGACAATTATGAATGCTGAAATATCAAGTTGTATGTTATACAAATCTGAAGGATGGTACTGGTGGGAAATGCGAATATTATTTGAGAATGGAACAGGAACAAATGTTGTTAAATGCATTTCTGACGGAAACACTTCTAATGTAGTAAGACCATCGGTCGCTATGATGTTAAAAATTATGGATGTTACAGACAGTTATTGTTTAGATGAAATTCAGGGGAAATATGTGCGGGTGGAGTTGGACGATACAGAAAGAATTAGTAAGATAATGCATATTATCAAACCTATTGAATTGATATACAGCGACTACGACTGCGATTGATGAGGTGATGATTATGTACAGAAAGTTTATAAATAACCTTGAATATAAACATATGTTATTAGAGCCAGTAGGGTTAAGATTTAATGACGGAGAAGAAGTAATCGAGTTTATAGATGAAGGTCATACTACATGGTATACATACTGTTGCGAAGGTGAAGCAACGGCATTAGAATTAGCGAGCATTAGAAAGATTGTAAATAGTATTACAGGGTTAGCGATGTGTAGAGTTGAGGGATATAATGTAATATCATGGGAGGCTACAGATGATTAACAAATACGATATAAAAGATGTTAGCCGCGCGGGCGATGTTGGGATAATTATATTTGAAGATGTCGAGAACCAAGAAACATTTACATTACCATTAGATTTGACAAATTTTAAAGAATCGGAATTATATGTGTTATGTGCGGAGTGTTATAATTATAACGATTCTTTGTATATAACAGACATTGATAGTAATTTCGAACTTACGACTAAAGAATATTATGACCGACAACACGAAAATATATCCGATGCTATACAGGAGGTATTACTTCATATATGACAAAAACAGAAAAAATGATAAAATTATATAATTATTATGAAATAATGCACCGCAGACACTACAGCGTATGTAAAAACAGCTTAGAGACAGATATATATCAAGCGAAGCTGTCGGCAGTTAAAGAATGTTTAGATATTATGACAGAGGATAACTCAAATGACAGATAAAGAAGAATACAGGCGTCTATATTATATTCTTAAGAAACGCGAACAAAGGTTTTCGGCTTCAAAGGAATGGACAAAGTATGATAAAGTGCTTAAAAGCGGACTATTTGATTTAGAAGCGCCGAAGGACGTCTCAGAAGAGGACGCACCATTTTATCGAGAAATTGCCGAAAAAACATATAAAAATAAGTTTGCAAGTATCGCAGGCTTACGGCAAATTAGAAGAAAGTCAGTCGAGACACTTCGCAGCCATAAATATGACATCAGCATATCACAGTTTAATAAGTTTGCGGATTTTATGGCGGCGGCTAAGCATACAAAACTCATAGACATTTATAGTTCGGAGGAGCTTGCGCGTGCATTCATTAATGGAGATGCTAAACAAAAGACTGTCCAAGATATTATTGACGGAATCAGCTAATAAATATTTGGAAGTAATAGCATCGTGGGATATAGAAACGAGCAAAATTGAATACAAAGATGAAACTCATGCTTTTATGTATATATGGCAAATGCATATATGGGGAATGCCGGTAATATATGGCCGAACTTGGGAAGAATTCATAAACGTGATTGACGAAATAAACCGAATTATTCCGGAGAAGAAACGATTAATTATATATGTTCATAATTTAGCTCACGAATTCCAATTTTTAAAGGGTATTCATGAGTTTGACCGAAAAGAAGTGTTTTTAGTTGACGTTAGAGAACCTTTGTACTGTGTGTGGGGTAAAGTGGAATTTCGTTGTAGTTACAAGCTTGCGGGGGCTGGTCTTGAACGTTTCATGAAAGATATGAATGTTCCTAAAGCGTTACAAAAAACGGATATGGACTATGATGTAGTGAGGTATCCATGGACGGAAATAGCGACCGACGATTTAATTTATATGCGTAATGATGTTGTAGGACTATCATGCGCGATTAAAGCTTTGTTAAAAGCTAATGGAGACACACTAAATACAATTCCATATACTTCAACAGGATATATTCGGCGAATGGCAAAAAAGGTGTTATTCCCATATAACGGAATATTACGAGGTTTAGTACCCACATTACATGTGTTTGAATTGTTACGTGAAGCTTTTCGAGGAGGAGACACTCACGCTAACCGTTTCTATGTTGGAAAGATATTATATAATGTTGGAAGTTATGACCGTGAAAGCTCATATCCTTACGAACTGGTTAATAAAAAATTTCCGCTGACCGAGTTTAGAGAAACGACAGATGATATTAAAACCATACTATCAAATTCGGAAAAATTCGGATACGTATTCCGTGTACGATTGGAACATGTAGAACTTAAGAAATGGCATCAACCGTATATATCGTTCAGTAAGTGTAGGAACATAAAAAACTATTTGCTCGATAATGGGCGAATATTATACGCAGAAAGTTTGGAGACAACAATAACAGAAATTGACTTAATGATTTTATTAGAGGATTATAACATTTCTTTGCACGATATAACAATAATAGAATGTTATAAGTCTCTCAAACGATATTTACCCTACGAATTTAGAAAGTTGGTGATTGATTTGTTTATAAAAAAGACAGAGTTGAAAGGCGGAGAAGATAAAATTTCATACGCAGAGTCAAAAAAGAAAATCAACGCTTTGTATGGTATGACCGTACAAAACACTTTGAAAGATGATATAGCGTATCTTTCTTCAACTGACGAATACTATCTTATAGACACGAAAGAGGAGAAACTTGCTAAAATGAAGCGAGCACCATTTCTCCCGTATGCTGTGGGGGTGTGGGTTACAGCTTATGCCCGGCAGGACTTAAAAGCTTTTATGTGGATAGTCGGAAGAGATTTTGTATATGCGGATACAGACAGTGTAAAACATATCGGAAATTATACTCCTGCCGATTATAATAAACGCATGGTCGCAGAGGCTCAAAAAATGGGCTACAAGGCGGTTGACATAAAGGGGGGTGCTCATTATATGGGGGTATATGAAAACGAAGGAATAAGCGAAAAATTCGTCACTCTGGGAGCGAAGAAATACGCACAGGTTAAGGACGGAGAATTAAAAGTGACTGTGGCAGGTGTCAATAAGAATAGAAAAGGGTCTACTCCGTCCGGCGCGGAAGAACTCGGCGATATTGAGAAATTCAAGGAAGGTTTTATTTGGAGTAAAGCCGGAGGAACGAGAGCGATATACAATGATAATGATACGGACATAGACTTAAAGATTGACGGTCATGATTTACATATATCGTCCAATGTTGCAATCGTTCCGACAACGTATAAACTCAGTACAAGTATAGATATTGAGGATATATTAAAACGTATCAGTAACTCATCGCTCGAATGGTTACGAAAAAATTATTTTGATATGGAAAAGATACGATGGATAGAGTAAAGAAAAGCAAATTATATCAACCGTCAGGTTATCCGGATATTGAATATCTGCTAAGTAAGGGATTGCCGTTTATGTGGCTAATTGGCGGTCGAGGAATTGGAAAGACTTATACTATACTTGAAACAATAGTATTAAATCATCATACTAAATTTATACTGCTAAGGCGTAAAGCTTCTGAAGTTAAAAAGCTGTCAACCGAAGCGTTCAATGTTTTTAAAAAACTAAATTCTGATAAAGGAATAGATATTAGACCATATCCGAATGGCGATGATTGTTATAGCTTTTATTATGCAGATGAGGACGGCAAGGCGTGGGGTGAATGTCTCGGATATATGATGAGCTTGTCAACCTTTGCGAATTTCCGCGGCGGTGATATGACGGATATTGACTTTATAATACAGGATGAGGCAATACCTCAGACATTAAAGGGGCAAAGCATGAATGGCGAGGCTTTCACGTTCTTCAATGCTTATGAGACAATCAATCGTAATAGAGAGTTAGAGGGTCGCCCGGCACTCCGCGTTATTAGCATATGTAACTCTACAATTTTAAACAATGACTACTTTTTGACACTTAATATGATAAGTCCAATTATGGAAATGTACCGTAATAAGAAGGAATTGAAAATAGACCGCGAACACGAACGGCTAATAGCGTTATATCTAAATTCACCAATAAGCGAGCGCAAAAAGAAAACGGCATTATACAAATATACTAAAGATACCGCGTTTGCAAATCAAGCTATTGATAATCTGTTCGAGGATATGGACAGCTTTTTAGACGTGTCACGTCCGCTTGCAGAGTATATCCCAGTCGTAACAATAGGAGAGATTACAGTATACAGGCATAAATCCAGACAAAAGCCTTATTACTTGTCGACACATAAAAGCGGAGCACCTAAAGAATTTAAGCTTAATGAATATGACATCTTGGTGTTCCGCAATAAATACCGAAATATTGTAAATTCCGTGTATTTTGGAGAAGCCGAAGCGGAAAAAGGTTACTTATTAAAATTGTTATTAAAATATATAAAAATGTATTGAGGTGTATAAATGAAAAATAATTTTACATGGATAGAGATGTTGAAATTCTGGGCTGCTCGATTACTTATAGTTACCATTATTGCGGTAATTTTAATTTGTATCTTATATTTTAAATATAGATAAATATTAATTATTAAAGGAGAAAGAAAATGTATAACAAAACAGTAATTCAAGGCAGATTGTGTAAGGAGTGGAGCGAGGTTAAGACAAGTACCAAAGTTATGGTTGCAAACTCTATGGCCTGCCAAATATTCAAAAATACAGTATTTTATGATATTATTGGTAATAAGGAACAATTAAAAAATGTGCTGCAATTTATTCCTAAAGGTGCAGAAGTAATTATTGAGGGTGTCGTAGAAAAGCCCAAAAAATCATTAGATTATAACCTTAGATTATTTATTGACAAGCTCTATATAGTCCGGGGTATCAAGCCGGATGAAACGGACGCTGAGCCTCAGACAGCTTCTAAAATGCCAATTGTTAATGACGACGATTATTGTCCATTTTAAAAAATAAAGCGGGCTTCGCCCGCTTTATTTATGCCTGCAAGTGACATTCCAGCTGCCGGAGAATGCCACGCCATTCGTATATATTAATATTACAGGCACTCCGGATACTGGAGACACGGAAATTAATGTTGAATCTCCACCTATTAAATTTGCAATATCAGCGTCAACAATATAATAATTTGTTAAATCAACATCCGTTCCGATTATTTTTAATATGTTATATCCTTGTACTACTCCCTCAGCTATTCTGACGAATCCTGTAGCTGAAGAAGTAAACACTTTTTCAACGGGTTCTATAGTTACGGTCGGTCTGGTAGTATATGTTATAATATAATTATTATTTCGGAGGACAAACCCTGTGCTATTTGCACTGTCAACATATAATTGTTCAGTCACATTGTCCGTAGTAATATTCAAGTAAATTTGAGGGGAATACTTATTAACTACTATTGCGTTAAGAATATTTTGTAATATAGTAAGCTGTCCTGATGGAATAGTTTCGCCGTCAGATGAAATTACAAAGTGTGGATAGTGTGAAATATATCCTAACGAATTCTCGTGATATACAACTGTATCAGATGAGGTTAAAGAAATATCATATGAAGATGTGGCGTTACACGATGGAAGTTCCTTGAAATTTATTGCAGAAGCATCATTAGAATATAAATAGCAATAAATACGTCTACCCTGGGAAGTAAACGTCACATCGCCATATACAACCGAGTTTCCAATATACTCCGATATTGTTGCGAAACTATAATTACAACGTGAGGTTTCAGGAGTTATAGTAAACTTCACATATAATGACGTTTTGTTCACCGCTTCCGTAACTGCTCGCTGCGACATTACCGATGTTTGACTTGTACCGGATGATTGAGATACAGCTATAAGCCCTATTTCGGCATATGTTATGGCTCCAGATGTACTGTTAATCGTTGCACGATAGACGGCATTTTCATTAGTAAAGGGCAAAGTCTGAATCATCATTGTCGTTGATTGTGGCGAATATGCTTCATATGCACACCTGACAAAATTATTGACAGAATCCTGGATATAATATCGGACGTTAGCTCTGGTTCGGTAATTTAGTAACTCGGACATCGATACATTTATAGTATCCTTCGTTTCAGTATGTCTAACAAAAACATAAAAACGTGTAAGAGCGTTCTCAATAGTTGATAGTCTATTCCTATCAGATGAAAAATTTGAAGCTGTTTCAGTTTCAAATTCTGCTAAATTTGCAATATCCTCATTGAGTTTCGCTGTCAATTCTTCTACGGTAGTATTAAGGGTGTTAATTCTGGAGCTTAAAAAATTCAATTGTACCGTTACAGCGTTTTGGCTCATTACCTGCGTTGTTGAATCGCCAGTTGTTTGAACTATTAAGTTTTCAAATTGATTTATTAAATCTTCTATTTCACTTTTAGCGGATTTTACATATTCAATTATCCAGTCAAGGTTTATGTCGTGAAAATTTGTATAAGGAAAATAGTACATTGTTTCACCTCTTAATATAACAAAATACAGAACTCATTTTTAAATTCGTCACATACATATTTATTAAAATCGAACATAACCAAATCTCGTTGACTTTGCGCCATTTGCTGACTTGTAGTTACTCCGATGTTTCCGTGACGACTTAGCGTTACTGTACGATTTAATATATCACTTCTGCTTATATCGAGCTTTTGCGTATCTGTAAATGTGTGTTCCTCTGTAGTTGTGTGCGTTAAATTGTCAGTTCTGGTATTAGTAGAAGTAGTACTAAAATTATCAGTGTCACTATGCGCATCCGCTAATGTTGATGAATTAAATGCCGATACTTTATGCGTAGTAGTTCCGTCACGACTGGCCTCCCCGCTGTCTGATACTGTTCCGGTATCATTAGTTGTAATACTGTCTTCAGTGGTGGTACCTCCACTGTGGGTATGCGAATCAGTTCCGGTAGTAGTATCTTCTTGCGTAGTTGTTTCTTCCATATTGTAATTTTCAAGAGGTTCAAACGAATTATAGAATTCCGCAGTAGTGGTATTATATAATTCCGTAAATCTCACATCATTTACTTGAGCCCATGCACTAATAGCAATTTCAGCAAATTTAGGGTCGGGAAATATGAATTCAAGCTCCGCAGTATTCATAAGAATATATCCGGCGAGTTGTGTTGATATCCAATCACTTGAAACATTAAACCAGCTTTTAAATTTTGAAGCTAAATCCTCAAAATCCGCTGTTTTCGGAAGCGTTGAGTTGATTATCCCCATTATTGAAAGACAAGCGTCCATTAATTTCTACCCTCCATTTAACCGACAGTTTACCCTCAAGTTCAGGGAATATATCTATAGCCTGCTCAATACCTCGCTGGACTTCCTTTAAACTCATATCCATTGCAGAGAGCGACTGCTGTGTATTAGCTTCAACCTCCGATGTTATAAGTCGTTCTTTTTTATCAGTATTGGCAGTTGGTATTCCTATTCGATTAAGAAAATCGTTATATAGATTTTTAAGAAGTCCGTGTAAATCGTTGGCTATGAAATTATTTCGAATTTCATTATTAAACTTCACCCAGTGGGGGTTGTGTTCTTCATCAAATAAATTTTTATCTATAAATGCCGCAGGTTCACCACTGGCAATTTTATCCATAAACTTCTTAAATGTTTCTGCTCCGGCTTTATTATCAGAAGCGAAGACATACGCAAGTTTTGAATTCAGTATATTGGTATCAAGTGTTTCTGCAGTCAACGCCATCATATCGCCATAATAATTAACAAGGTCAAGCATGCCGCAATAATCGGGGCGTATTCTGATTACGGCACATTCTTTACCGATTATAGGTTCAAGTATTTGATTTATTCTCGGATTAGAAATTACAGCATTAGTAGGTTGATACTGTACGTTATATCCTTTTAATCCCGCCTGTTGTGGAATTATACCGAATGCAGGAGTATCAATAATTGCAAAATATCCCCATGAGAATAGAACAGCTTTGAAATAATTGCTATCCCAATTCTCCGGGATTTTCCATTCCCAAACACTCAATAAATCAGAAAATAAATAACGTCTGAAAAATGCTGACAACGCGGTATTCGTTACATGTATTGTTGACGGCGTAACAGTTGCCGTTTCAAGCATGATGTTACCGTATGAATACGGCACACTATTCATAGAAAAAACCTCCGTTCAAGTACGCTTCAATTTTTGCGCGTTCCGGTGCGAGACATGGGAATTCGACCTCTGCATTAGCGCACTTAATAAAACCTCCTACAGTGTTTAATACCGCCGGCGCGCAATATGGACGGCCAAACTCTGAATTATATTCGTCAGCTATTGAATAAAATGCTGAACATAATCTATTACTTTCAGCAAAAGAAAATGTTGCTAAATCCCCACCTGTTCCAGTCTCACGAATAAGCGGTACTCCGGCAATTGCCGCCCAGTTGCTCACACCTGTTTCAATAGTCATATTTGAACCGTTTCCGGTCAAAGTGCTAATAATACTTGAAGCTGAATTGGCTATCGCTGTTGCTCGTGAAAGTTCCGATACGGCCTGAACATTAAGTAAAACATCAACGCCTATCTGCGCCTCTGCCTCCGCAATTATCATAGAATTTGAACCATTAGACACACGTAACCACCCCCGGCCGGAATACGCGTCAATACCAATATATATTTTTATAGAAGTTTCATCAGCGATTAGACTGCAATCCAAAGGAATCTTACCAAAAGGCTTAATTGATAATATACGCTTAGTATATAAATCTGAATTTACATAGCTTCCGCGGCTCGATGTTTGCGGATGCTGTGGCAAAGTGATTGTTCTTTGAACACTTGAATATGCTTGTGTGTCAGATATTATTCGACATGTGGCGGGCACGCTCCAATATCCCATATTTACACTTTCTACCGCAGTTCCGCCAAATGAACTTCTGTACATCCTAATTGATTTTATAAAGTCCAACGGATTGAATATTGAGGGGTCGTAAGTAACATCTGCAGTTGAAGCGTTCCACCATGAATTACTATTATAAATATTTTGAATGAATGTTGAATACTGAGAGGATGAAAAAATATAATAGGTTATACCTGTTGTCCCTCCACCTCCACTGATACCCACAATATAATAAGTTTCATTAATCCATGGAGAATCAATATCAGTTATTGTAACACTGGGGTCTGTCATGACTGGATACACAGTATCTGTAATTCTGCCGTTAAATGCCCCGCTGCACCGCTCGACATAATGCGTACTTGTTCCAATGTCCCCTTTATATGAGGCCATAGGGTCAACTTCAAGCGTTGCAATCCAATTCCGTTCCACCCATTCCCATTCCGTTATAAAATAATATCTCGCAAAAGCATCAATATAAGCGTAATTATAGCTCGCAGGAAAATAATCGACCGCCCCGGCAGCCTGAAAGATAATGACAGGTTTTAATATCGTACAATTATCTTTCAGCGTTCCGGTATATGTAGTGCCCTCTGTGGGGGTTTTGGTTGAATTGTTTCGTTTCCCAAATCCTGAATATAATATAACTTGCATAATATTAATCCAATGTAAATACTATTGCATTCTCGGTAAAATCGTTCCAGAAACGGTCGGTGAAATGCCATGCGACATTGTAATATCCCCCGGTAATATTAAGAGGACTTGTTGCGCTCCATTCATTGCATACTGTCATTCCGCAGCTTTCCTCATCACAAAGAAGAGCATATACTCCGGGAACTGATACTGTGTCTGAGGGAGTAGTTATAGTTCCAGATGTTGTTAAATATGACGGTGTAACATTAATAGTGTCTGGAGTATCTACAGCCTGCCAGAAATTAACCGTTTCATGGTCAGCATAACGGAGAAACGTATCATGATATGTATCAGCTATTACTCGCGCCGTACTATCATACATAGTAGGAGCGTACATATAAAGTCTCTGGTTTTCATACGGCGTATGACGAGTAATTTCTTTACCTGTTACATTGATATGATGAATTTGCAATCTTTCAGTCATTAATGCAGATTTAGTCGCTATCACCGAATACATAAATTTGACAAAATCAGGATATACATCGGGAGCTTGTATTGTTTCCGCCGTATATGACCCGCCCGTTTTTGTATTATATTCTGACAGCAAATGTACGACTTGTTCATCTCCGCCACCCTGCACAATTCCGCCAATTAAATTTGAAAGCGTTGCACGTTTAAGATTTTCATGCGCAGTTTCTATCATATCCATAATATTACCAGTAACCATAGAATAAAAACTTGCCAGCTCTTCAGGGCTCGTGAAAGCGCATTCTATCTGTTCACGGAAATATGAACGCTCAATACTAAACACATTTGCACCATAAAAATTCGTTTGCAATATATTAGGACGGCGAAGCTTATACATGTCTACACTCTGCCCGTCGTCAGGCAATGCGAAAGATGAATCATTTATATAATCACCGTCCGCAATATTCAGTTTTCTGACAATATTACCCCATCGTTCATTATCGACCCGCAATCCTCTAAATTTTTCAGAATACGGCCGGATTGAAAAAATTGTCCGGGTCACCATTTGGGTTATAGCACTCATTACAGGGTCTGTTCCATTTTTTAACGCTGTTGTAGCTACCGATACAAAATCCCCGGTGGTTGTGGGGGTCAAAACCTTCTCACCTGTAGCCTGCGCCACAATCGAAGTTAATACCGTTGAAATCTGGTTAAAATTCAACTCATTTACACTTGCCATTATTTCTTCCTCCCATTAATAAGGTATTCGTTTATATCATCTATTGTAGTTGTTTTATCTCCGCCTAAATTCCTTAACTGATTAGTCGCTATAATCGTTTTCTTTAAATCATCAATGCTTTTCTGCAAATCTTTTATATAATCAATATTCCCCGAATGTGTTTCTTCCGGCGTTATTGATTCAGTCTTCACCTCCGGCGTTATGGTTTCAGACTTCGCCTGCGAAATATCCGCTACCGTTTCTGCGGGTTTAGACATTTCTATAATATCTTCTTTTGTAAATCCCGCGTCTATTAGTTTAAATATATCTTTAATTTCCATTGTGCAAACTCTCCACTAATTTTTTTAATTCTTCAACAGCTTCTGTTAATTTATTAATTGTTTTGGTATTCATTATATACAATGCTATACATGCAGCAATAGGAAAACCTAAATTTGCTATAATTTGAGTAACATCTGTAAAGGTCAT